GGTGCAAGCTGGCGGCAACTGCGGTATGTATCCAAAACAATATTCAAAAATTTTTAATGCTGTTTATACTTTTGAACCAGACTGGCTGAATTTTTATTGTTTAACAATGAATTGTCCTGAAGAAAATATTATAAAATCTCAAGGATGTCTCGGTAGTGATCCTGGATTGGTAAATCTTCATATCAAATCCAAAAGTAGAGGAAAAAGTTTTATCAACGGTGATGGTCCCTATCCAATTTATCTAATAGATAACTTAGGATTGACAGCATGCGATTTGATACACTTAGACATAGAAGGCTATGAATATTTTGCTCTTAGCGGTGCTGTGTCTACTATTCAAAAATTCAAACCAGTGATAGCCATTGAAATGTGGGATCCACCTCCAATTAAATATCAAAATAGATTTGGGGACAACATCAATCAAAAGACCAAAGACCTACTGGCATCATTGGGGTACACACATGTTGATACACTGAACGAATCTGATTGGATATACACATGCGAACAAAAATAATTGTGTTACAAAATAATCAGCTGTCTCAAACAGTGGCACAGGATTGTATAGAACAGGCTGCAAAGTTTGGAATATCTGCTGAAGTATTTGATGCCATAAACGGATTTGATGCGCCAAGTCATTTGGAATTATTAAACATAAAGCCCTTGGGAAAATTTAAAAAAGGAAGAGTCGGAATAGTTGGGTGTTTGCTAAGTCATTATTACTTGTGGCTTGATTGTGTCAAACACAATATTCCGTATCTTGTGCTAGAACATGATGGATATTTTATTAAGCCACTGCCAGACAATATTTTAGACTTGTTTGATGATATTATTAAATTAGATTCTGGAAATCCCTACAGCGATTCATATGAACACTGGCTGGCCACACACTCAAATGATACATCATCAATCTGGACCATTCGAGATGATGAACACAGCGGTGGCAATCGTGAAACTGCTGCTGGCTGGAATACCTTGGGAGCCTATGCCTACATCATCAAACCACATGCCGCAGTCAAGCTGATTGACTGGGTCAAAGCCCATGGTTTTCTTCCAACTGACTGGTTGATAGGCACAAAAATTGTGTCGGTGAGCCATCACTGTCCCTCTATTGCAAGATTACATCCACTGTACGCAAAAGATGGTAATATCAAAAAATTATCTACCACAATGAATTTGGAGAAATAAAATTACAAGTCCTAGCCAATATTATGAAGAATCAGTACGACTGGGTCGTGAGTTTCAACTTAGCAACAAAAGTTGGGCTGGATATGATGTTGTAAAATATCAAAAACTCATCAAGGATCTTGTGACTCGATACAATGCCAAGACCATATTGGATTATGGTTGTGGCAAGGGACTACAATACCAAGAACCACTGCCATATGGCATGCTGTCTGGTGAGGCCATGCCTGAAAGGCAGTGGCAAACTTTTGATCAATATCTTGGTGTTACTGTGTATCGTTACGATCCTTGTGTGGCAGCATTTGAAATTCCACCGCCCCCGAGTGCCAAATTTGATGGTGTGATATGCACTCAAGTATTAAACAACATACCCGATGATGACATGACCTGGGTGCGTGAGAAACTTGAGTATCATGCTGAGAAGTTTTGTTTTGTTGGCATAAACTTTCAACGTGAGGCCAAGAGCAAGAAAATCATATATGATCCTGAGTGCTTTCGTGAACCGAGAACACGAGAGTTCTTTAAGCGTTATTACAACGATTGGTCCGGAAGTGACTTGTTTTGGTGGTTCAAAGATCGTCCATACTATGCGGAGTGGGCCGACGATCAATTGAGCGGCATCTGGCATGATGTACCAGAAACATTTGTTGGTAAGTATGAGTTTGTGGAAGTGAACCATCGATGATAATTGATCCCAAATATCAAGCACAACTGGCCGACATGCACAGTCAAGGAAAATTTAATCACGGCAGTAAAGTGATCAAAAACATAAAGTCGTTTTTGAATCAATACAATTTGACTAGTGTATTGGATTTTGGATGCGGGCACGGTGCATTAATGGCCAGTATTTCCCAGGCGTACCCAAACATACGTGTGGAAGGATACGATCCAGGAAACGCCAAACACAATCGTATGCCCAAAAGATCTTTTGATGCAGTGGTCAGTGCTGATGTGTTTGAACACATAGAACCAGAACATTTGGCCAGCACATTGCAGTTGATCGGCGGCAAAATACAAGTTGCTGGTTGGTTTAGAATTGCCTGCTACCCTGCAAAGAAACACTTGTCCGATGGCCGTAATGCTCACTTGATTGTGGAATCACCCGACTGGTGGCGTCAACAACTGTTGGCCAACATGAATATTGTTATAGTCAAAGAAGAAGTGTCAGTGTTTGACAAAAGCCACAAATGGCCTGGCATAGTGGGGCAAGTCTACGACGTTACTGTGGCTGTCAAATAAGGCAAAAATTTCTGATAGATGCGGCCTTGGCTGGCATCCTCATCACTCCAGTGCGCTGACGCTAGGTCATTTATCCACTGTTGCCTTTCAAATGCCCCAGGTGTTTCAATCTTGGCAATGTCATGATTGGCCAGAGACCACGACACACAACTAGAATCGTCTGCAAACACAGGCACACCTTCGCATACGGCTGCCACACTGGCACTGCTGTTAAAAACCACTGCTGAGTGGGCACCTTGTAAATTGTCAACCAATCGGCTTTGACTGGGTTCTATTACAACAATATTTTGTCGTTGCCCTTGTTTAGATGTGTAAACTGCAAATTGATTCATGTCATACTGTCCAGGATGCGGGCGTATGTGTATTTGTCGATTGCTTATTGATCTAATTTGTTGAATTTTTTCATTGAGCCATGCCATGGGATTCAATGATTTCATTGCAAAGCCACCATCTCGTTGCATACAGATCAAAATGTGTCCATCTTTTTTTGTTTTTATAGGTTTTAATTTTATACCAAGACGTTGACTTATTTCAATCCATTTACTATCATCACTGTTTTGGTTGGCGTATTCAGCACGATCATAAAACGGACCGCCAATGCTGTAACGTAGATAACTGCTGTTGTTATCAACATACTTCCAACAACTTGCATCTATGCACATGGTATGATTACCAGTGCGGCGTTGTTCAGCAATGATCTGTTGTCGCAATGAGATATTGCGGCCACCTGTGTTTGTAGTTGCCCAGCCTAACATCACTGCCAAGCGACTGGGTGTATAACGATTCTCCCACTCTACCACAACTGAATCGCCGCTGGCTCGCACTCCTTGGGCAAAACTTTCCAAGCACTCAATTTTTCTTGTGTTTTTATGGTTTCTAGCATTGGCCACACTACTGATATAAACAACACAATCAACCACCTTGCAGTATTCTCCAGGCAGTGCCATCACGCATTTCAACTTCAGTGAATTGACAATAGGACATGTGATATGCCCAGGCCCTGATTTCGTCAAGATTAGGTCGGTGAATTTTTTCTATGTCTGCAATAGAAGTACTACACACTGCGGCTGCGGCATTGGGTCCAAGAGTGATGGCAGGCTTGCCATGAAATATGGCTTCGCCAGCAGCAATGCTGGAATAAGTTATCAAACAATATATGTCTTGGTCCAAGGCCATTTCTATAGTGTCGTCATTGATTCGAACACTGCGGCCTTGTTTGCGTCGAATCACAACTTCTCTGTCAGAGTGCGTACTGATTTCTGACAAGGTTTGTTCTAACCATGTTTCCAAATCTATATCGTACAGATTCAATAGTTTTTGACTGGGTGGTGCCAACAGTATCTTACTGCCATCCGCACGTACCTTTTTGAGTTGAACTCCTGTGCGTTCAAATCTATCTCCAGGACGTTCAATCACAGGGCCAAAATTTTGTACATCATTTTTTGTGATCCTGTGATAGAGTTTTTTCTTGCCGTTGCCAAAATACCCAGTATCAATGTAGTAAAAGTCTTTGCCTGTGGCTCTGCAAGCATCCATCTGTTTGCGTTTGGTAATACCGCGTAACACCACAGGAGTAGGCGTGGTTTCAGTTTTGCTCCAGGTGGTTATTTGGCCGCCACACCCTCGTACAAAACTTTCTAATGTGGGATCGTACATATATCCTTTTCTTTCATATCTATATTCGCTTTCAATGGCATGCACAGCGGATGTGTCTAATGTACGAATTTTTTCAGTCAGTGCCGCCAAACTCATGCCATAGTAATCACCAGCCGGGTCTACCCGATATTTTATTATGTCGTAAAATATATCACGAACTTCGGGTGGCAATAAATCAAATTCATGCGGTTCTGGCACCTTGGGCGGTGGTGCTGGAAGATACGAAGTTTCGTCTTCTAGTTCCCAATTGTTCATTTTGTTCTTTGCTCACAGTAGTCAGTTAACCTTCGTTCGCTGTGCCACTCATTTGAAAAGTGTCCACTAGTGGCAAACTCACGAAAGCACGGAGTTCCCAAGGTGTAGTGTACCAGTTTGGCATTGGAATTCCAGTCATATTCAACATCCAACCAGTTCCACTCTGGCGGCAGTTCACCAATGCGTTCATTGTCTAGCCAAGAGAATCTGTGTAGTTCTGCACCTGTTGATTTTTGAACAAACTCGGGTGTGAGCTTACGATTGGGGAAACTGTTGCAGTTCCATAGTATCACACTGGACCAGTTTTTGCGTGGATAATCTTCGTTCTTTGAACCAAGATATTTTTCAGTCATGCGTGTTTTGTAGTCGTGTTTGACAACCATGACGTCGTTGTAAGGACTTTGTAGGTTCCATAGTTCCACAATGTCACCGCGCAGGATCATGTCGCCGTCAATGAATATGGCCCAGCCCTGGTAGTCCATTAAATGTGGCACAAGAAAACGGCTGTAGATAAATTGATTGCTGCCGTCAGTGTGTGTTTCATCATAGTCTCGGAACAAGTTCAACGCCACAGGTATGATAGCGACAGGTTGACTGGCATGCCTGATGATTGAGTTCACACACACATGATAAGCCACTGCTTCTCTGGGATCGTATCCTACAAATACAGGAATAGGTTTCATCGGCGCTCTATATCTTCCTCAACACAGCGATCGCCGTATTGTATTTCGATCAACTTGAGTGGTTGATCAGTTTCATTGCACAGTTGATGCCACTCATTGGTGCGGATAAATGTGTGTTCATGCACAGTTAATTCACATTTGATTTCTTGATCAGTTGACGCATCATCTATGGTGTACACTGTGGCTTCACCCTCGGCCACAAACCAAAACTCTGCACGACTGTCATGTCGTTGCATGCTCAAACATGTGTTTGGCATCACAGTAAGTTCTTTGAGTTTGGTATTGGCGCCTACTTCATGCAACACGCGATAGTAGCCCCAGGCACGATCAGTTCGAGGTGTTTTCCATTCTGTCAGTATCCAAGAACTTGAATTCATTTTGTTCTCGCCACCTACGCCAAAGCGGAAGTCTACATCATCAAACACCATCTCAGGAATATTGTCGGCTGTGCGGTCGCCACCATTGGCAAAGATAAACTTGGTGCCCGGACGTATATAAAAGTTACGAACAGCACGAATAGCATCAATAGCGGTATTGTCATCATCGTCGAATTCAATTACACGATCAACCATGCGTAAGTTTTCAATGATAGCTCTACGTTCAACAGCAGGCATGAACGGTCGACCTTTTTTGCGTGTGAGCCAAGCATCGCTGTTGATACCAACCACAAGCCTATCTCCCAAGGCCCGGGCTGCTTCAAAGTAGGCTATATGCCCAGAATGCAGAGGATCATATCCCCCTGTACATAATACTATTTTCATGCAGATATTTAACTAATGTGTCCCATACACCACCAAAAAGCTGTCCAAGCTGCAATGAAAAATATCAGCAAGAAGAATTCCATTTCTGCTAGATCTCTTTGCCAGCGTTCTTGATCAGTCATTTCAAGTCAGTTTTATTTCCACAGTGGCTCGTTTTTTGCCAACGGCTTCTACTACCACATCAACAACTTCAAACCCGTCTACACCTATAAAATTAGTTTTGGTACCTTTGCATCGTATATCTAGTATAATACGTGTGTCTTTGTGCGAGTGCTTTTTCATCAAGTCAATGTAGGTGTTTACAGGATAGTGATGTCCACAACTGAGCCAAGATGTGATCAAATCAAATTTTATATTTTCGTCAATATTGATGTTGTTGGTATCGATCAAGTGATAATTTTTTGTACCTAGCTCTTGCAGTTTGTTATTTAAAAAGTCAAAAGTATGATAAAAATACAAAGAGTTTGACGTTGTGTTCCAATTGCCATAAGAAGCTGACTCAGGTTTGTTACTATTTTGTTGTTGATCACCATCCAGTAACCACAACTCTGTGCCGTACTTTTCTGCAAACCAACGGGATTCGTGAGCAAACCCGCAACCAATATCCAATAACTTGCCAACAGGCTGCGACAAATAAGAATCAACTGCCTCAAAATTGGCTCGTTTTTTAGCAGTGTATCTTTCTGAGGTCCATTTTCCGGACCAGGCGGCAGAGTCGTGTGCTCCTTTTTCTGGATTGTCTATGTAGTTGTTTAAAGGATCTTTTACTTGGGTCATAATATATTTAGTTTATCAAACCGTGATATCTTCCATACCGGCTGTGCGTAGTCTGACCACGTGACCCATTTGCCATTGTTTGGTATCCAGGCCCTTCATGATACCCAGCCAACGATTGCGTAGCAATGCCACTTCGTTGATGATGGTTTCAAAGTCCACAACTTCTTCTTCACCATCCACATACTTTTCAGCATCACGTGCTGTGAGCGCACGAGCATAGCCTTCAAGATACTTCTTGAAGTGCCGGGTACGTATTTTGCGCAGTTGAATATTGAGAAAGTTTAGCACAGCCTCAATCTCTTGCAGTTGATTAAACCTGTGTTCTGTGATACCCGGCAAGGCAGTGATATTCTTCTCTACCAGGCCACCAATTTTGCAGTCACGTTTGGCCTCCGTAAGTTCGGATTCAAAGTGTGCAATGAAGTCAGGAATGTTACCAAGGTCAGCGACTACTCGGCTGTACCACATCAGTAGTCATCTTCTTGGTTGTAGTTGTCCTCATCGTCCGGCTCTTCTTCCTCTTCTGCATAGTCCTTGTCATTGTCCAAGTATGCAGTCAAGGCTTTTTTGATGTCTGAATCACCTTTAAAGGCATCTCGAATTTCATCTACGCCATGATCATGATCTATCAAAATGGCCACAATGCTTTCGGCAGCATCCATACGGTCTACCACATTGACGTATCTTTTCAATTCGCCCCAAATTTCGCTTGCTACTTCTGCTGACATGTTTACTCCCAATATAATATGTTAGAAAATTCTGTGTATATTTTTTTAAAATCCTGATAACGTATTTTATCAGTAATCTCTAAATAATTTATTATACTTGTTGAATTGCATTGAATTACTCGTGTGTTCATTGAATTAACAATTGGTTCAATTATGTTGTGAAACTCTGTATCATGAATTTCCAACAGTTTGGTACTTATGTAATCTTTCTGTTTGTGATTAAACAATCCAACATTGAGTTCTTGCGGAAAATCTAACAAATCAAATGTAATGGGCAGTTGATTATTTTTACAAAATTGAAACAATGTGTAACTATCTAAGATATTTAATGCTGTGACCACGCTGAATACGTTGAATTTATAAATTTCTGGATTAAGTTTTTTGTACTGATTAATGTTGTGGATTACATCAGTCCAGACACCACCGTATCGTTCGTACTCAAATTTTGATTCAATATTATCGATACTAAAAGTCAACTCAACTTGTTTAAATTTACTCCAAAATGGAATTAAATGATCTGCGTACACAGTACCATTAGTATTGTAATGCAATGATATCTGATCACTACGATTATTGTTAACAAAATATTTTAACATACGAGCATGAGACTTGTCAAGTAATGGCTCGCCCCCGGCAAATGTTATGTATTCCAGATTGTTTCCTATTTTTTCAATGTCTTTCCAAAGATTTGAGCTGGTGTCATCTGTCCATTCTGTTTTGATATTTTGAAAAGATGTCCATTGAGGATAAGATTCTGGATGCCGTGACACCTCCCCTGCCCATTTACTACTGGCAGTAGGATTGCAAATTCTACAACTTAGATTACAAGTATTTTTGAGTCTTATACCCAATGAAATTAATTCTGTTGCCCCAATATCATTGATATCAATACTTAACAATTTTTCTCGAAAAACGTAGTTGTCACGAAGACGTTTGCTAACTTTGCCATTGATTTCATCTTGCCAACATTTTTGGCATCCTGGAGGTCGGTTGCCTTGTAAAAAATTTTGTTTCAAATCAATCTGACTACTGTTATTGATTATGATCGACAAAGAAGAATCTTTAATTGATTTAGAATCTAAAGATTCTTCGTATAGACAACATGGAGTAACCTGTCCTTCCAGCCCAATCTGACAGCTGATCCAGGGATGGATACATATTGTGTTGGGTATGTAAAAATTTGTAGATTCCGTCACAATGTCATTGGGCATCATCAACTGTTCAATTTGAATACTTGTTTGATCCTGTGAATATTTTAGTCTAGCACTATTTAGATAATCGACCACGTCCGAGTCAACAGTCACTACCATAACAAAACAGTTAGTTATATCCAACTGTGTTATAATTTTTTGAAGATAATTATAAAAATATTGCTTATTTTTGTCCGAAGGCAGTGTGTCGATTAATACAATTCGTTGATCAGCACAGTAAAACTTGCGTTTGATTGTTGCAAGTTCATTGTATAAATGATTAATTGGAGACTCAAAGAAATACTTTAATTTGTTCAAATATAGTACATCATATCTACTGAGTAGATTTTCAAGTGCCCAATTAGTCATGTTACTCTTCTGCTGTGTCGGCTGTACTTACCTCGGCCTTGACGTTCTTGAAATCCGTCATGACTTTGTCTAGGCAGCCATCTTCGTTTGATTCCCAGGCCTTGCGGAATTGTTTAATTATTTCGCCTTCGCTAGTGGTGAACACCAAGCGATTGCCTTCTTTCTTGAGCATACCTTTTTTCTCTGCAAGATCAGTCAGGCCACTGTAGGGATTCATACCTGTTTCGTAGGGAATTTTGACCTGCATGCCTTCAAATGGTTTTGCATAACGAGTTTTCATCACTTTACAACCGGCACGTATGCCCATGACTTCAGAAATGTTGTTGCCATCCTCGTCCTCTTTCAGCTTCATTTTCTTCATGGCCACCACAATACTTGACGCATAGATAAAGCCTTGGCCACCTGAGATCTTGTCATCTGGATCAAACATGTCTTGGCTGGCGTAGGTATGATTGGTACAGACCATTCCCACATTGAAGCCACCAAACATGTTGACTGAGTTACGAACCAATGACGTCAGTGCCTTGGGCTTGCGACCCATGTCACCTTTCATGTCACCTGCTTCAAATTGGTTGACATCGGTTGGTGTCAACAACATGCCCAATGAGTCAATAACCCATAACACTTTCATGCGTTCACCGTCCGGTAACGCTTTGTAGTCAATCATGAATGTTGAAATAGCCTTGGCCACATCATCAATCATGCTCATGTTCAGTTTGAGCAACTTATCTGCGCCGGTGTCTACCCCCAGTGCATGTAACCATGTCTCATCCAGTGCGTTTTCTGTATCAACTAGAATAACAAAAATACCTTGCTCTTGTGCGTTCTTCACAATGTTGCCTGAACAGATATAACTCTTGCCTGCACCGGATTCGCCGGCAAACACTGTGATCTTGCCCAGTGGAATACCTCGGTTAAAATCTCCTGAGATGAGATAGTTCAAGGCAAAGTTGCCTGTTGAAATCCAATCTGTTGGATCGTTGAATCCAATACTTAGACCTTCGATGCTTTTGGTAATGTCCTTGCGGAACTTGCTTACGTCAAATGGTTTTCCCATGAATCACCTATTATTTTTTAAAGAACACAGAGGGAGAGCCCCTCTGTGTGGTACTATCAATTACTTGGCTTGACGGCTACGGATCATGGCCAGGATGTCCTGGGCATTTTGTCCTGATGCTGCAGGCTTGGCCACTGGCGCGGCTGCTACCGGAACATCGTCTTCATCAAAACCATTGTCTGCTGGTGCAGGCACTGCCACTTTGAGTGCAGGCTTGGCTGCTGGGGCATCTTCATCCGCATGTGCGGCTCCGGCTCCACCAGGTGCTTGTACACCTGCAGGACGGAAGTATTGACCCCACCGTTCTGTGTCGTATGGTTGTCCATCCACTGAAGCCTCAAACATTTCTTTGATCACTTTGAGTTCAACATCGCCTGGCTTCTTGGGCAGGAATGTGCTCAAGTCAAACAAACCATGTGTGGCAATGGCCGCTTGTTCAGCTTCGGTCAATGCCGATTCTTTACGTGCCCACTTGCTGGTTGAGTAGTCAGCAAAACCACCTTTGGCAGTCTTTGACACACGGAAGTCCAGACCACGCAGGGTGTCTGTGGGCATTTCTTCCAGCTCAGGATCCATCAATGCACCTTTAATGGTGGCAAAGATTTGTGGGCCGATGATGAAACGTCGGATGGGATTTTCTGGGGTCTTGTCTTCGTTCATGGGGTTCTCACGCACAAAGCCTTGAAAGATGTAACTGCGTTTCTTCCAGTATTTGCGACCCATTTCTTCAAGGCTCTTGTCCTTGAACCAGGTACGTACTTCTGCCAGCACAGGGCATGCTTCGCCCCACATTTCCACACAAGGTACTTGTACGTACACTTGCTTGGAATCCATCTCGCCTTTGATGCCAGCGAATGGTAAACGAATCATTGCTCGTTCTTGCCAGAAGAATGTGTTTTTTGTATTTGCATCGGGAAGGAATCGCAGTGTTGTACTTTGTCCTTCTTCCATGTTCCAGTGTGGATAAATTGAATTATCTCCACCAGTGGATTGCCCACCTTTGTTGCCCTCTGCTGCCTGTAGTCTTGCTCTGATTTCTGCTAATGATGCCATAGTTTTTCTCCTTAGTAAGTTGCCTATGTTATGTTGCCTATC